AATATTCTTTGTAGATAATTTCAATGCAAGAGTTCTGAATGTTCCCCTGATAACAGGAGCCCTTGTCATATCTCTTTTATCAGAACCACTTGCAGAATCTTCCATTTCTTTTCTTGTAGAAAGATTCCCTAGAGAATCTAAGAAAATCATAACCTTAGTTTCTTTAGGAATTCCTTCAATAACTTTGAGGCATTGTGTTCTAAACTCTTCAACGGTTGCTACTGGATATATAATAAACCGATCAGGGTCTAACCCTCTGTCTGTAATCATATCGGATGTCAATGCACCTTCACTCTCCCAATATAAAATAATACCATCTTTATTTGTATCCAAGAAATTCTTGGCTATACTCAATGCAAAAAATGTTTTACCTACGGACTCCGAACCTGCTAGACAGGTAATCTTGTTTGATGGAACACCACCATACATAGACCCTGATAACAAGGCGTTTAAAGAAAAAGACCCCGTATCCAAAAAAGTATTGCAATCACCAAGAATCCCAGCGGATACAGTCGAAGCCATGTCATTTGAACTCTCCTTTATTAATTGTTTGACCAAATTATTTACTGCCATTATATACTCCTTTCTCATTGTAAATGATCCAGTAGATCATTTCTTATTAATTTATCATTTAATTCAACATCATTTCCCCATGATTCCCAATTAGGATATCTTCTCCTTGCAAATATTTCAATTTTAGAATTGAATGGAAACATTTGATGTATTCTTTCTCTAAATTCATGTGGTTTTTCGCTGTGTCTTTTTGACCTTTCAGCATGATATTGATTAACATTTCTTATTCCTATTCTATTACTTGTCCTCTGCTGAGGATCATAGTCATGTATGGTGCTAGGTATTTTTCCTTTTTTAAAAAGTAAACACAACTCAATCTGTGAAATGGTATAATTGCCAGGAATAGCTTTCATCTTATCCCATACAAATCCAACAGTAATATAATCAAAACCCCATGTTTTACCCAAATCAATAGCTTGATCTAAATTAGGAGAAACAGCCCACATAAACATCAAACAATCATCACTACAAATATGTGAAAAATCCCACTCCTTTAAATCATCAATCTGAACTGTATTATAATGTTCAGCTGATGAACCTGTTAATTGTGTAGAAGATACTGCTTTTGTTGAGTATCTTGGTTTTTTACCATTATGATTTACTTCATCATAAGCCCAAGGCGGATCAATATAAATAATATCAAACTTTTCATCAAGATCAATTCTTTCTATTTTCATATTGGAAGCACTGCCCTTTCTTGCTCAACAGGTGTTTCAACAATTCTATCAATTTTAGCAGTACCTTCAAGTAAACCATTCTCACCTATAACTGAATCACGAAAATAAACCTTACGAATACAAATTTTATCAGCCACCCAAGTTGGAATTAAATATCCTGTTGATGTTTGAACACCATTAGTGTAGGTAGGAACTTTTCTAAATTGAGGATAAGTTGTATCAATACCTTTCCAATTTTCTATAATAATTTTTTTAAATCGTTTTTTATCAAAATCATATGCAACTTCACCATTACCAATAAAATAAGTTGTTGACTTACAAGGCTTCATAATACCAGACGGCACCATTGAACCTCTATTATGTTCTCGTCTTTCTTCCGATTCAATATACAAATTAAGAGTTTCACTCATCCTGTCGTCAAATTTTACTTCTTTTAAAGCATCATTATCACTAATATTAATTTGACTGTATGCATCATAATATCGTTCAACTTTCCTTCCCTCAATTTCATCTATTACTGGCATAACCCATCTTTCGTAATTAATACCACGTTCATCTGTTGTTGGTTTTTTCATTATATTTCTCCTTAATTATTAATTAAAATACTTCACCCAAAAAATGATTCTAGCGAACTCATATTCTCTGACTTCCACCCGATAACATCCAATATATTCTTAATTGGCTGCAGAAACGATTTATCGAATTGTAAATCATAATCTATATATTTCTCTAAACCAAACTCACTCGGCAAAACCGTAGAAATAGCAATTACGTTTTCACCAAGTATGTTTGGCTCTTTCAGATATGCAAACTTTATCTTTTCACCATCCTTAATCAACTCATACTTCTTTGTAAGTTTCCTAGTATTGAGTTGATGATTATACAACAAAGTTCCCCTAACGTGTATCGGTGTTGCCTTAATGTAAATATCTTTTGAAGATTTATATTTACTAAGACCCTTAACACTTCTAGGAAAAGCTATTTCATTAAAGGTTAAAGTTTTAAATGCTTTACGATAATCCTCAATAGATTTAATAACAGTTTGTTCATCTGTATTGATAATTGTCTTTATCAACGATTTAATGTTCTCTCTGCACCATTGCGGAGTAGAACTTCTGACACTTTCAATACCCATTATTTTTAATTTAGGTTCTTTGTATCTTACACCTTCCGAATCAAAAACATTTAAAATATATCTTTTCTTAGCTGTCCAGATACCCTTGTCAGCTATTGACTCTCTTTTCATCACCATCTTTTGCTCGTATGAATTTACATACGAATGAAGAACTTGATAACACTTGCTGATATATGGTTCAATCTTATCCTTACACATTTTATCCAAGAAGGATATAACCTTTTCAGTCTCAGCTCCCTCTCCCCACACTTCACTAACCAATTTATCAAAAGTGATGTATATGCTGTCCGTATCCGATGCGATAACATAATCCATATCTCCTGTCTTGAGTAAATCGTTGATGAATTTATTTATATGTTTCTCAATCCATCTAATCGACAGCTGGCCCGACATAGTAACAGCTTCTGCCTGTTCTGGTGAATAATACAGAAAATATTGATTAGCCAATGCACCATAAGCACTATTCAAAAGAATTTTCTTTGCCATTTGGGCATTATTATACTTTGATATATTATTTACAACTTCCTGTTTATTTTTGTAATTTCCGTCCTCTAATCTCTGCTCCTCTATAAGCATTTTCTTTTTATATGTAACCCTATCATCATACATTGACTTCATTAACTTAGGTAAAAACCCCTGATGTTTTGTAGAAAAATGTTGACCATTTGGGGTCATTGTCATCTGTTTTTCTTTTAAATATTCAGTATCATATTGCTCATTTAATAAACCATTCACACCATCATTATATTTTATTTTCAAAACCTCATCATGGGAAATCATCTCTGGACTAATATTATATTGTTGAATCAAATGTGGATACAGAGAATTCAAATCAAAACTAACAACCCATTTATGCATACCAAGATGAGGCTCTTTTACATATCCACCTTCAATACTCGTAAATTCACTTTTATTTCTTTTATTAGGTGTAGCAATCTTTTGTTCTTTTAAGAAATTGTAAATAATACATTCCCAAGTTTTTACAGGAGAAAATACATCTTCAAAGTTAACTTGAGATTCATAAGCTATTGTAATAATCAAATCCAATAGCTTCATCTTATCATCAAGTTTCTTTACAATCTCAACGTCCTTAATGTTATATTCAATAAACCTCTGATAATCAGTTTTATATAAATTATAACCAACAACATCATCGTCTGTTATCTTACCCATACCAAGTTCAACTTGACCGATATAATCAAGACGATATGACTCTCTATTTTTGTAAGTATATTTCTTATATAAGTCAATGTAATCTAAAACAGATACACCAATAATACTGTAATATTGATTATCCCTTCCGGCAATCACAACAATCTTTTCAAAAACTTTGTTAATGGGTGATAAGTGTTTATAGTTCAATCCTAAAAACATAAGACGGTTGACAATATAAGGAACATCAAAAAACTTACAGTTCCAGCCAGATATGATATGTGGCGGATTATCTTTCCACCAATCCAAAAAGAGTTGCAACATTTCTTCTTCATTATCACAAAGAAAATATTTAATTGTTTTATCAGGATCGTGTGGTTTATATTCACCTAGTCCAAAAACATAATAAACATCGGTGATGCTATTATGTATAGTTAATGATGTAATGGGTGACCTAGCTGAACGTATATCTGGAAACCCTTCTTCTGAAGCAACCTCAATGTCAATTATGTAGGTAAGTAGCTTAGACCTATCCCATTGAATATCAGGATAGGTTTCTGATATGTATTGAGAGACATAGCTCTTTGTGCCATGAAAGGCAAAATTGGTTACGTCATCATATTGCTCAATAAACTCTTTACACTCGTTTATGGATGGAAACTTAAAACTTGCTAAAGGTTTATTATCGAGCGTTCTGAATGTAGCTTTTTCTTTTGGGCACGGAACATAAAGTGTAGGTTCAAAGGGGACATATTCAGAATACTCCTCACCTTTATTATCTATATCACGCACATAGATTTTATTATTAAACTGACCAATATAAGTATAGAATCGCATATTATATATTATAACAAAAAGGGGTTCACAATACAAGGAAAAACTCTAAGCAGTTAATCCCCCCGCATCATCAGGAACAACAATTCCCGAACCGTAAATTCTGCTATACTCATTACTAATTGTTGCAGCTGCTGTAGCTACAATTTGAATATGTTCTGGTTTTAATTGATAGTTTTTATCTTCAGAATATGGAAGCCATGGTTGGAATGCTATTTTTTCTTTACTCACAGGTATCATAACAACAGGATTCTTAATTACATTTGTTTCTGCATCAAACTCACCGAATAATTCTTCACCGCTTGTCAACTTCACAATTTGCACAATCATTATTTTTCTCCTTTTTCAATTCCTTTTCCTTTTGTAATTTTTCTTCAATTCTTCTATCAGCCATATTACCTACAGCACCACCAATAATACCAGCAACACTCTGTACTGCAAGGTCACCGATTGTTGAACAGCCAATCTGTGTCAATAATATTATTATTAAAAGTTTTTTCATAAAGCAAAATCGTCATCTATCTCAAATGATTTATCTACAGAGTCTTTAGATGTTCTAATACCAACATTACCAATGGTGTATTTTGCTTGTAAATCCCATTCGGATTTTTCACTAAATGGTAGTATTTTCATTTGTCGAATAGAAGTAGTTGGCTGTGCTTTTTCGGGTGTCACAATCTCAACCAAATCCCATTCATGTAAAAGATTTACAACTGTATTTCTGCGTTCAAGATCATTCTCGGATATATTGGTAGGCTTTCCATCAAGAGCAAAGAGCTCTTTGAAATGGACAATATAATATTTACCTTGTTTATGTAGTATATGGCAAGATTGAAATAACTTTTTTTCTCTGCGTGAAGCTATCCCAATTCGTGTGAGGGTTTCTTTGACTTTTAAAAAATCGTCATCTTCTTTCAATCGAACTTCTATCATATCTTCGATTGACCATGTAACATTATCATTCATTGTTCTATTCCTTTCAATTCAATGTCGCTGTTTTAATAGACACCATTATATAGTTACATTTAACTATATGTATTTATATAGTTATTTATAATATTAGGAAACTCCGCCTTTATTCATACTTTTCTTGATAATTTCTATATCTTTATCAGATAAAACTGACAAAACACTAAGTGCTTTCGGAGTACTATAATTGAAATACTCTTTAACCATCTCTAAATGTTCATATTTCTTTGACTTGGCCCAATACTTCTTTGACCTTCTTTTTTTATCAATAGAATAATGCATATAATCATAATGAAGTTTATCATCTAAATCAGGTCTAAAATTCATCTTATTAGCAGAATCCAAAATATCTATGTGATATGATAATGTTCTATTGATAAGAAACTTTGTATATGATTTCATTTCATAAGCATTATCATATCTTTCTTTTTTAGTCAAGTCATGTGCTAAATCAAATGGTGATATTTTTTTCTCTTTAACCTCTTCTACTTCCTCAACTATAATCTCATTACCAAATAGGTCTTTATTCATTCTTCGTCCTCATCATCAGGCGGATGATCTAAACGCCACTTACCCTTTTTAGCTATTAATGTTTTATCATATGGATTCCATTGAACATTACGCAAATTGCGAAGTGGATTCCGTCTTACTTTTTTAATTTTTCTTCGTGTCTCCATTGGGTCTTCCATCATATGTGCATCTTCCATTTCTGGATTCATGCCAAAGTCACGACCATACTTTCTTTGCCAATTAATTTCATCTTGCATATCACGTTGAATTCTTCTCTTCTCATTTTCCATATCATCAAGAAATGTTTCTTTATATTTATTCATACGTTTTTTAAATTCTTCAACGCGACGATCCTTTTCTTCTTGTTCTTCATCACTCATTGATTCAGAATTTTGTTTGCGTTTTTCCATAATCATTTCTTTTTTATCTTGTGGTAAACCTTCCCATTTTTGCATTAGTGTCATATGCAAATTATGAAAAATACGATTATATAAATCTTCATTTTCTAAAGCTGAACACAATGCAAGCACAAGTGAAAATGTCTTACTTAAATCTTCAACATCACCCATATATCCTTCATCTGAACTCTCAAGATCATGGCTAACCATTTCAATCGTACCATCAGCACGGACTACTAAAGCACTATCATCAAGATTAAGCTTAATAAATAGATTGCCGTTTTTATCGTATTGTGGTTCATTTGGTTGTTGATTCTCTTGATCTTCTTCTTTCATACCTTTACCCCCTTTTAGTATATTTATAATACTAAAGCTTTAAACTTTGTTCTGAATGCTCTCTAACACCATGCCAAGGAAATATAATGTTTCTATACACCTGTTCATATTTATAATAAACATCATTATCGTTTTTACAACCAAAAAACGTAAAAAAGGTATAATCAGGATTATTAATAAACTCTGGCAGTTGTTTAACTGCATAAAATTTATCACCAGAATCATAAACAGTATCAACAACTATAACTTTAGGAAAAAATTGTTTTGTTTCCTCTGGCCTGATATCTACATCCCCTGTAAGATTTAATAACCACTCTGCTTTATCATCTACCACTCTTACGATACTCATAGGACAATCTAAAGCATTCGCCAAATGAACAGCAACAGGCAAACCACTACCATATAAACCAACTATATGAGGATTTTTAACATTCATATATCTTCTTGCTAAGGCAGACATATCATCATAATATTCATCATAAAAATATTTGTGATTACTCATAACAAATTCTTATGTGTAAGGTTAACCATCTTAGCTAAAACAGTAAGTTGTTGTGACAACATTAACACCTCTGGATTTTTAGTATTTTCTTGCATCAATAAATCTTTTGAAATCATACTGCTCATCAATTGTGCAATAGTATTCCTTTCACCGAGCCAACCTTCAAATACTGGTTCTGGTTCAAAAAATCTCTGACCACCGATTGCCTTTGCCTCATCGTGGTACTTTACGAATGATTCAAGTATTTTTCTGATAAGAGCAGATTTAGATATTTTTAATTCTGGTGCAATTCTAGTCAATGCATTATTTGTTTGATGAGCCATAGCTGCATGACCTATCCTATGTTTTTTTCCACTTTCATCTACATATTCATCAATAAAAAAATCATAATCCTGTGTTTTATCAACTTTTGGTATACCCCTCTTTCCTGTCCTACCAGTTCTTTCTTTATCTTTAATTCCCATATTATCCCCTAATTAAATTCACTATTCATCATAAGTTCTGTTAAACACGCAACCATATTGATTTCCTGATCTGCAACAAACGCAGACTTGTAAGAATAATCAGCAATAATCAATACAGCATCTGGCACACTCTGTTTTTTAAGTTTTAAAAACAAAGAGTCATAAACTTGACGGTATAACCCAACATGGTCATTATCAATATTCTGTGCCACCCATTTTCTCATTTGGGTAAAATCTTTTTCTTGTAAGAAGCCAATGAGTTGATTAAAATTTTCATTGGAAGAAGCTTCCAAGATACTTGCATCTATTTGTCCAGAAACAGCATTGTTTTGTAATTCATTCAATACCCTACGAAAATCTGGAAAATATCTTACAACCAACTTAGCAACAACATCTGGTTTGTATGTAATTTTCTCACTATCCAAAAGTTTCATTGCAATATCTGAAAACTTTTGAGCTAGTTCTGGTTTATCTTCTCTTTTGATTCTAAAGTCAATAACAGAGCACCTCGACTGAAGTGCTGGAAGGATTTTGTTTTTATAATTACAAGTGAAAAAGAAACGACAATTATTTGAGAACTCTTCTATCAAACCACGCATTGCTGGCTGGACAGATTCCTTATTCATATAATCAGCTTCATCAATAATTATAATCTTCTTGCCACCAGAAAAACTTACAGTTGACGCATAGTTGGTGATGGTAGTACGCAGGGTGTCTATCATCCTGCCTTCATTACTACCATTAATCATCAACCAATCACAACCAATCTGGTTACACAATGCTTTCGCAACTGTAGTTTTTCCGATGCCCGATGTACCAGTTAGTAAAAGATTAGGTACTTCGCCCGTATCAACAATGTTTTGAAAAACTTTTTTTATCTCAACAGGTAAAACACAATCATCTATACTGGATGGTCTAAACTTCTCTACCCATAACAAATTGCTCATTACTACCTCATAATATAAGTGTTATCAAATTATTCTCCATAGTCGCTATTAGCTTCCATAGCAATCCAATACTCTATATTGGAACTCTTGTTTTTGAAATGTGAAATACCATTTGATACAGTAACATCGTAATCGCCTGGAATTATTTTCAAATTCTCTCGCTTAAAGACAACATCGAATTTCTTTGTAACACCTTCACCAACCTTAACAGAATAATCATTTGAAGTATCATTATTCTTGTTAGTAGTATATAGATACATACTATTAGATTTTGTGCAACCCTTCAAACAAACATCAGCCAACTTGAGAATGTTTGCTTTCTTCATAATGTTTTCAAAATCATCTTCTTTCAATTCAAACTTGATATTACTTTCGGGCATATCAATATCTTTCTCGGGCGGTGTTACAACCAAAGAAGGTTCTGCATAAAAGTATTTACCCTTACCACGTTCCTCGGACATCACCATACAATCATCTTTGAATTCAAAGTCAGGCTCAGACATGGTAGATTGATAGCCAATAAAAGTAGGCAAATCATAAATTGCAAAGTCCTTCGGAAAACTCTCCTCTACTGTTGCCTTAGAAAGAATATTCTTCAAAGCTGAAATAGTTTTAATTTCATTTCCTTCTTTAATCACAATAGATTGATTAATCTCTGAATAGTTTTTCAATACATCCATAGTACTTTTACTTATTTTCAT